GCACCAGTTGCACCAGCAGCTCCATTAGATCCAGCGGCACCAGTTGCACCAGCAGCTCCATTAGATCCAGCGGCACCAGTTGCACCAGCAGCTCCATTAGATCCAGCGGCACCAGTTGCACCAGCAGCTCCATTAGATCCAGCGGCACCAGTTGCACCAGCGGCACCAGTTGCACCAGTTGCACCAGCTCCGCCAGCGCCTTCTAATGCTAATGGGTGGCCACCAGCAGTACTTCCATCCATGACGACGAGTGTGTTCTTCGTCGTATCCATAAAAATCTCACCTATACTCCCGGTCTCGGAAGCTAGGTTAGATGTGGTATCTCGTCTATGTTGTAGGGTCTTTGGCATTTTACTTTGTCCTTTGTTATAGAAGCACTAGTGCTGTTCTCTTATTATTTATACAATATTGTTACTCAATATTTATACTATAAGCTAATTTTTAAATTAATAGATCCATTGAACCGTTTCCAGAATTCAAATCTTCTGATCCAGTTAATGAAAATAAATCTCCCGGTAATCCTGAAATATCATTCAAATCTTCTGTACCTGTGGCTGTATTTAGATCCTCTGAACCACTTGCTGTATTTAGGTCGATTGATCCAGCATCAAGATTTAGATCTACTGATCCAGTTTCAGTGTTTAGATCTACTGATCCAGTCAATGCTTGTAGATCTCCTTGGTAATCAAATTCTGTTACAGTGTCAGCTTCTAACATGACACGTTTAACTTTTACAGTTGTGTTAGCACTAACTGGAGAGAATAATAATCTGACGTCTGTTCCAGATATGTCCGCATCAAAAGTTCCTAGAGCTGATCCGCTAGAATTTAAAGTAGCATATTGAGTTGTCCATACATCAACTCCATCATGTATCAATAAGATCTCAGTGGCAGATATATCACCAGTGTCTGTTGTCATCTGACATATATATTTTGCTGTAGTATATGTTTCAGCTGTAAATGTATCAACAACCTGATTCGCAGTAGTTGTTATAAGATCTGTTGAATTTTTTTGCCAACCGTCTGGATCTATAGGACCAGTTGCACCAGCTGGTCCTGTTGCACCTGTTGGTCCAGTTGCTCCATCAGCACCTCCGCCACCACCGCCTACACCTGATGCACCTTGTACGCCTTGAGGGCCAGTAGCACCAGCAGCACCTGTTGCACCATTTGAACCAGCAGCACCTGTTGCACCTACAGGACCTGTTGCACCTGTTGCACCATCTCCGCCTCCGCCACCACCGCCTACACCTGATGCACCTTGTACGCCTTGAGGGCCAGTAGCACCAGCAGCACCAGCGCCTGTTGCACCTTGTACGCCTTGAGGGCCAGTAGCACCATTTGAACCAGCAGCACCTGTTGCACCAGTTAAACCTGTAGCTCCAGTTGGTCCAGTTGCTCCTTGAGGTCCAATCGCTGATGACCAGGTTACAACTCCGGCCCCATTAGTAACAAGTACTTGACCAGAATTACCATCTGTGGTTGGAAGAGTAAATGCCGAGCCAATAGATAGTTGGCCGACAGTGATTGAATTTGTTGTGGATGAACCGTTATCAGTTACATCATCAAGGGTGGGAGCCTGTAAAAAGGCTTTGATACTATTAGATGAATCCTTGAAAAATAGCTTACCGTCTGTGTAGTTAAGCGCGACTTCCCCGTATTCGAGGTCAGTCGTTAACGGTATCTTGCCCGTTACCGAAGATTTTTTGAGTAAGACTTTATTTGCCATTACAAACCCTTAAAAAAGGAATTAGGTAGTATAGACTACCCATACCAAAATTATTTAGTAAGTACCACCATCAATGTTAAATCCGTCAAGTGTAGAAGTTCCTGCACCTGCACCGTAAAGATTTCCGCCAATACCAACACCACCTGTTACAACTACAGCACCAGTTATAGAACTAGAAGAAGCAGTGCTATTGGAGAAAACAATTGCACCAGAAAGAGTTGCACCACCAGAGAATGTTCCAGAAAGAGCACCACTGTTGATTGTTGGTGATGTTAATGTTTTATTTGTAAATGTTTCTGTTCCAGCTAAAGTTGCTAGAGTACCAGATATTGGTAGTGTGACACTAGTATTTGCAGTAGTTGTTAATCCTAATGTATGTGCACCAGTATGAGTAAAATTACCACCAAGAGTAATGGTCTTATTGCCATTGTTAACACCAGTACCACCATATGTAGGATCAACAATAGTTCCCTGCCAAACACCAGTAGTAATAGTACCAAGAGTTGTGATAGAAGATTGACCAACATATGTTGCTGCGATATCTATACTATCAGCATTTGCGGTAATTCTATCAGCAGTTCCAACTACATCGATCTGATTACCAGTCTTAGTTAAACCATTACCTGCAATTACCTGACCAGCACCAGAGAACTGTACCCAATCGATGTCAGTAGTTCCAATAGTAATAGCACCATTGGTTGTTACAACATAACCATTGTCTCCGTTAAGAGTGCCTTCTTCAACAAAAGTAAATGCACCAGCAGTAAGTTCTGTTCCAGTATCAGAATCAGTTGCACGAGTAAGAACCCAGTTTGTAGAAACAGAACCAATATCAGTAACAGTATAGATACCATTTATAGAAGCAGTGGATTGATTTTTAACAAGAATACGATCATTAACAGATAGAACAATACTATCAATTGTTAATGCAGCTTGTGTTCCAGAGTTAGTGAGAGTTGCACCTACACCAGAAGTCCCATTAGAATATGTCGCAGTTAAATTAGCTGTAGTAGCTACACGAACAGAGTCTTTTGGATCTAGACCAGTCTTAACAGCGTCAACATAGTTTTTAGTTGCAGCATCAGTCGCTTGAGTTGGTTCGGCAACAGAAGTGATTCTCTTATTTGCGACATCAACAGTACCAGTACCTGTTGGAACTAGATTGATGTTATTATCACCAGAAGCAGCAGTAATTGATAGATTACCAGAAGCACCTGTAATACTAGTAGCAGTTGCTGCACCAATAGTTGGTGTAGTTAGTGATGGGCTATTAGCGAAAACTAGAGAACCAGAACCAGTTTCATCTGAAATTGCTGTAGCTAATTCAGCAGATGTAGCAGTAATTGTATTGCTTGTAAAACTGATTGTTTTATTTGTAAGAGTTTGTGTGCCAGTTAAAGTAACAACAGTATTGTCTATGGCAACTGTTGATGTATTGCTACCATCATTATTTGTAACAGTGATACCAGTTCCAGCAGTGATTGCACCACCAACTGTATCGTAGATATACTCAGCAAGGGTATCTGCACCAACATATGGATTTGTTAGAACAACTTTACCAGTACCATTTGGAGTGATATTAATGTCACCATTGCTATTTGAAGAAGCAATAGTATTTCCAGAGATAGAAATATTACCAAGAGAAATTGTACCAGAGCCAGTAATATTTGCTGCACTGATATTACCTGTAACATTTAACGCACCACCAATACCAACACCACCTGTAACAACCAATGCACCAGTAGTTGTGCTTGAAGATGCAGTATTTGCTGCAATTGTAACAGTCGCTAGTTTTGATTCGAATTGAGCAGAGTCAGTATCAAACTGAAATGCTAGTGTTCCGTTTGTATATGCACGAATTGTATCGTCAGAGTCGCCGGGATTTAATTCTGCAGAAATGTATGTTAAACCATCAACAGATTTGACACCACCAAGAGATCCCCAAGTTGTGCCAGAGTATCCTTCAAATGCAGAGTTATCAGTATTATAGCGAATAGTACCTTGTACTGTTGGTCCACGCTGAGCAGTAGTACCAACTGGAATTACTACACCATTTGTTCCAGTGATAGAAACATAACCAGTGCCATCCGGATCTAGTACAATATTACCATTAGTATCTGTGGAAGAGATTGTGTTGCCATTTAAATCTAAGTTGTCTACTTTGAGGTTATCTAATTTGCTGTCAGCGTCGACAATAAGTGCTGAAGATGCAGTTAGTGTGCCATGCACATGATCCATCATGTCTGTGAAATACTTACCACCAATTACATAATGGTTAGCAGCATCGCCTGCAGTTTCTGTACCGAAACCTACATATAACCGATCGCCACCGTTAGCTTGATTTCCTGCCTGTGCAGAATAGGCTAGTTCACCTGCACCCAATACTGATGGGTTGCCTGATGTTCCAGAACGTTTAATCCTAATTATTGATGCCATTTAATACTGTCCCCCGGTTATATCTTGCTGTTCTAAAAATATTGATGATCTCCACTTTAAACTTGTAGTGTCATAAATTAATAAAGAACCGTTGACTAATGTAGATAAATCGACATCATTAATGTCGCCTAAATTGTTTGAAGTCGCAGAAAGGCCTTGAATGCCAACTGCAGTGACTTCTGCTAATTGCTCAGTTTCGACGGTTACGTAAATATCATCTGCCATATTAAACCTTCGTAATCTCTGGTGTTACTATTACTATCCCCTCAGACACCCTTTTTCTCTCTCCTGAGCCAGAAGTGATCTCAATGTCATACATATATCTTCCAGCTTTTATAGCTGATGATTGGGTATGTGAAAGTGCTATTCTTATTTTGCCTGCTGTAGCTGAATATATGGTCGGATTCAAACTATAAGCTGTTGCCGACGCATAAGATTTTCTAATCTGCGCGGCAACTGTATATCCTGTAAGGTCTAATGGCAATCCATCTGAACCTTTACATGAAATAATCGCGCTAAATGTTGATCCAGCGTCTATATATAAATTTGCTATCGCGGCCATTTATTATTTATAATAATTAATACTTGTCCTTGACGCATAAGACTTTGTAATGTATGATGTTATTGTATATCCAGGGCAGCCATCCGAGCCTTTGACGGTGATGACTGCTCCAAAAGTGGATCCAGTATCTATGTAAAAATTGGTTATAGCTGCCATGTATTATTTATTGTAGTTATGACGTGGTTATATATACTATTTATCTAAAAATCGTAATGAAGGCTTACGTTTGTAGCGATTAAATATCCCATAAAGCGTCTTCATAGGACACCTTGGTTGATAGTGTTTAGCGTCTGTAGCCGAAGCCAAGATACTCTTTAAATCATCATTTAAGTCGACATCTTTGATGACAACCACATCAGAGGGGTCTCCAGTAATAAAAGTCAAGTAGAATAATGGATCGTCCTTCTTAATCCTTACTTCTTGTCTTCGTTCCTTTAATTGTATAGCAAAGTCTAATGGTCTCCACCAGTCACTTATCTTAAATCTACCTGGCACGACCCTAAAATCTTGTTGTGTCTCTTCAAACCATGGAGCAGTCACAGTCATCTCCACGTTCTTATCTTCAGTGACAAACACTTGATGATAGTTTATCGACATGATAGGCTGGTCAGTGTCAGAGTACTCGCCCTTCCTCATATGATAAAACTCAAACGGCTGAACGTATGGTTCTATAAACTGTATAGTCTTCTTATCAGCGTCTACTATAAAGTGTGCATCAAAAGGTGACCTAACTATAAACGTATTAAGCGCAAGGTCTCGAGTCGCAGGACATAGTTTATACCTATGATTGCCTGCTTTCATATGCGTTTCATATACGCTTATAGGTTTACTAGCTAAGAAAGCTAGGCCTTTTTGATAATCAGATTCTAAATATGGTGCCCAACCTACCGTCACTTTACTCATCATACGTATTCCAACCATCCTGTTAAGATATATTTATCTTGTCCGCTGAGGACAGGGTTTCCTCTGTGGACGTGTGTAAAGTATGCAGGGAATATGACTACTTTACCAGCTTCAGGTTTAACCCTGATATTTTGATGTAGGAACTCTGTCTCTCCACCCTCATCGATATCGTTTAGATAAACTATGTAAGCCATGACCCTTCGCATGTTACTTACACCACTGTTCTCTATATGAAAATGATGGTAACCACCATTGTCTTTAGCATCATACTTTTGTATCTGCCATGCAGTCACATCATGTCTGCTTAAGTACTGTCCTATCTGCCAGTACTTGTCCATGTATTGGTTATAACACGTTTGAAGGTAACCATTGACTTCAAACAAAAGGTCTCTGTAACTATGAAACACACCAAGCTCTACGTCTCTGCTGTTCTTTGCGGCCTTCATGACTTCAGCTGGTCTACTAACACCGCCGATCCTACCTGGTACGGTGTGCTTTAGTTTATCTAGTTCATGATATGCATCGATGATCTTCTTACAAGTCTTCTTAGGAAAACCTTGAGGTATCATCCCAATAAAATCTAAAAATTGTGGTGTCATATTAAGTATCCTTTAATAGTCAAAGTAAATCGAGGCACTGGACATATGACAGAAGGCGTTCTTGCCGAATGAGGTATATTAGAGTTAAACACTATAGCTCTACCACCCTTTGGTATGACCGATTGTCTTACTTCTTGTAAGTTATCTGTAAAGAACTGAGTCTCTCCAGCCCAATCTATTTGCCAATAAGGATTAGCATACATCAAGAATGATACTGCATCATGTGAACAATCATCAGTGTGTACTGCAGTTGGTGTATATGGAAAATAAACGTTGATATATGATCGATCTATCTTAAGACCTTTGCCATAATGTTTCTTGACCAACGAGGTAAATAGGTTATCTAAGTTAGTCCTAGCAAGCTCTTCGTTTGTTAGGTTTGATACGAATCTTGATAGTTCATATGGACTAACTGAAGTTGCGGCATGACCAAAGCTAAAGATACTGTTCTTACAAAATCCAAATAAAGCTTCTTGATTACTATAATCAATGACATTATCTACTACGTATATTTTTTCCGTTTTTAATGTACGACCAAACATATTGAAGTCTTTCCCAAAAAGTTAATTTAATTTCAGTTTTATACGGATCCAGAGGAAACTTCACATCATAGGGACTAGAGTATTTCTCTGGTAAATCTCTTAGCACCTGTCTGTACTTCTTAAATCTCTTTTGCATCACCTTGTCCGGAAAATCTTTAGTCTGAGTATAATCAGAAAGGTTTAATGCAGTGTTTCGTATGTTCCTCACACCATTCCATGCAATGCTTATATTCTTTGGATGGTTTAGATCACTAAACTCAGGTTTAGTAAACTGTTTAGTAGATGCATTGTATTCGTATAATACTTCTGGTTTAGGATCATAATCGGTCACATCATGATAGTATACACCAGGCTGTCCTAACGGGACTTCTGGTGCTTCGAACATATACCTAACTATGCCATATGATATCTCAGCCCAAGTTCTCATCATCCATTCCTAATAAAGATCCTTTGATTTATAGACCAACGAACTATACCAGATTCTTTGGTTTTTATCGGTAATACTTTATGCTTTTCATATGACGGAAATATTATACAGCAATTTGATTCTAACTTTGGTATATAATCACCAAATGCTAATTCTCCACCATCAAATTGTTTATCAAAAAATGGATATAAGAATGATACTACACTTTGATCATGATGCTCAAAATAACTAGAATGATTCTTATATGCATGTACTACTGTATTATCAGAATTTGATAAACCTATATAATTTAAAAATGGGTTTTTAGATAAATCAAATTTATCATCCCAATACATATTATATATTTTAGTAATTAAACTAAGTATATTACTATCACGTCTTCTATCATTGTAGATAACATCTAACAAATAACTTTCAATATTACCATTTTCTAATATTTGTTTATGATGCTCATCTTTTATATCAGCATTAATATTTTTTAATTCATCAATTTCTTTTTTAATAGTATCCATTTCATCTTGATTAAAAAAATCATAGATGATAGTATGATAAAAAGGTTTCTTCAAATATTCTATACGCATTACCAGTTAATCACTACTCTTCCTGCATTACCTGCAGATCCAGCTGAACCAGCACCATTAAACCCAACGTTTGGTCCACCTGCACCACCATTACCTACACCACCATTACCGCCTGATCCTCCTGGACCAGAGTTTCCAAAGTTACCACTATTTACGTTTGCAGCTCCTTGGTTTCCTGCATTGCCGCCAATAACACCTGCTCCTCCTGCTCCGCCAGGATGACTTGACCCTTTGCCTATACCGATAACACTTGGTGGTTGACCAGAAGATGCCGCAGGTATGACTAATAGACTGCCAACATAAGTCGTACCAGCTCCACCACCTCCAACACCCATGTTGCTGCCGCCACCACCTTGAGATACTTGAACGTAGTGTGTTGATCCACCAGTTACTGAAGCTGTAAAGTTTTGTGTACCTGATCCACCACCTCCTCCACCCGCTGCATAGCCAGCATTGTTATCGAAGCTGTTTCTTGAACCAGACCCTCCACCGCCTCCGCCTCCACCATAAACTGTCCCGCTGATAGTGTTAACACCAGCTGGCACAGTAAAAGTTCCAGAAGTATTAAACGTCTGTGATCCAGCACCTGGATAAGCAGCGTGCACTTCTCTCCATACTCCAGCGTCTTTAACGTATATTCGATCTGAGTCCTTCCAAACACCTGATACTTTTACAAAGGCATTTGATATAAGTCTCCAGACTCCTGAATCTTTGATATGTAGTGTCATATTATTCCTTTGGGATACTACTCTTAATTAGTTTAATCTTTGATGATATGTTTTTAAAATCATCTGGTAATTGGTCATCATTAGCTAATGCTTCTATCGCATCGAACAAAGCACCAAGCTGTTCACCTATGTCAATCTGTTTTAAATACTCAAGCTTCCTTCGTTCTTTATAACCACCTCTTACCTGCCATTGCCTATTTATTTGATCCCACATGTAGTTAATCCCAAAAGATTCTAAGTACATATCTTTTGGCGGTTGACTTGATACTTCTGTGGTGCCCTCAGGTAAGTCTTCGTACATGCCAATATAATGACCTTTATCATTGATGGCATGCACTAATGTTTTCTGTACTACAAGCTTTAGCTCTTCGTGTTTAAACACATCGTGTACTTTACGATATTGCTTTAAAAAAGCTTCTAGGTATTCTTCGTCGTCTAACTTTGATAAGAACTCTTGGATCAATAAGACTTCACTGCGAGTTAAGTCTTGATATATTAACTGGTCTACTAGCGGGATTACTTTCTTTAGATTATTAGATTCAGGTTCATAGTACAAGTAAACGAAACTAAACTCTAGAGAAGGCGTGCCTATCAGGTCATACACTACACCATTATGTTTAACTTTGATCTCACTTGGGGATATAACAAGCATATTAACACTCACGAGGTTATATGTATTTGTACCAGATATCTCCGTCGCTACCACCAGTTGGGCTAGCTGTTGAAACTGTCTTTGTTCCTTGAGAGTTTTGACCTACTGTTTGTACGTATGAAGTCACGTAGCTTTGAAGAGCCATTGTACCACTAACGTCAGGCATCGTGAAAGTCCTTGTCGCACCAGCAGTGATACCTGATGCTTCAAATGTAAATGCTTTTGTAGTATCAGAATTATCAGTCATCGTGAACTTATTATCTCTAAATGTTTGTGCGCCTGTCCATGTGATGTCACCTGTCGAGATGTTTACAGAACCTCCAAGAGACACTGAAGCTCCGTCGATCGTGATAGAACTATTAACTAACTTAGAGTTTGCTATTGAACCAGCAAGCATAGCGTTTGTGACTGTACCTGTATCACCTGTAGTGACCACGTTACCTGTAGAAGCTGGGAAAGTAATGGTATTTGTACCTGCTGCAGCTGGAGCTTGTAATGTAAGATTACCTGATGTTGATCCAGTTAATGTTATGGTGCCACTTACTGGAACTGACACAGAGCCTACGAAAGTAGTAGCCGTGATTTGTCCTGCTGCAAAGTTACCAGAACTATCACGAGCGACTATGGTTGATATGGTGTTTGATGTAGAAGAGTTTAATCCGTCTAGTAAGTCAGCATCTAAACCAGATCCAGAACCGTCGACAGTCTTAACCTTTGTTAATACGTCAGCCGCTGTATAGTTTGATGATAGTAATCTAGTCCCGACATCTGTGTTTAAGTTAGAAAAGTTATCATCCATCTCTGCGATGGTTAATGGTGTTCCTTTAATGCTTCTGAGTGTTAACGTTGCCATTTTTAATCCTAGTTTATTCTGTTAATGGTGGACAGTTATTGCAGTCTTCTGCTACTGTGCTTTCCATATCTCTTATATACCCTAAGTCTACTAGAGACCCGTCTATTACCTTTAAGTGCTTATCTGTATAATCATTGTTATCATCAAACTCTAACACATCAAAGTGTTCGTCTAAGTTTGGATTTAGAGCCATGACATTTCTTGGATCTTCAGTACAAGTTAGCTTTACACATCCAGTCTCTCTACACGCTATGACAAACATATTTATTCTCCTTCAAACAATGGGCTAAAACCATCATAACGATGTTGTAACCCTCTAATTCGCAGATCATCTATTTTTCCTATGACCTTTAGTTTATTATTTTCAACTTTAGCAAAATATTCTTGTAAATTTATAATATCAGTATATGGAAACTCTTCTAAAACATAGTTGTCATGCCAATCTGGAACAAACTTACAGCTCATTACTGGGTTTTCAGTGCATGTAACCCTTACAAATCCTGTATTCTTATCATATAATGCAAACATATTACGATACCGTTAATGACCTATACCATACAAAATGGTTAAAAGGATTCCACAAGCGTCCGCAGCGGCCGCCACCAACAAAATAGCTTTGTCCAGTCATCATGTTCACAGTAGATCCTTTTGTTGCTAATGTACCAGGCACATCTACCCAAGAACCAGATTGAACTGTTGTTGATTGTGTAGCATTACCCCATACTAAAGTATTAGAGTACGATAACGTAAGAGTCTTATAGTATAAGTTTATGCTACCGGTGTAGGTGTTGGTATTATCTTCGGCATGTGCCATCTGTCTACCATTCACGACGTTACCTGCTGCTAAGCTTATTGCTATGGTTTCTCCACCGCAAGTACCTCTTGAGAATATTTGCTGTGATCCATATACTAAAGTAGAATTATCAGCCGTTATTGACCTGTAACGAAGGCCTTGATTACTATTTGAATGGATATAAGATCCAGTCACTATATTGCCGTCTGCTAATGTTATGGTTGCAGACCTACTACCCAAGCTTGTAGCAAATATCTCTTGTACTGAACCGGTAGTTAATGTTACTATACCTCTACCAGCAAACCCAAATGCTCTAGCAGATAATGAGCCTGTGTTTATTAATGGCATCTTAACCCTTAAGCAAACTTGGTAGTTGACTCTAAGACAGTGAACGTAGCGTTAGCAGTCTTGACTATAGCTAAGACATATACGTCTATACCATTAGTATTACCAGAAGTCAGAGTTACACCATTTTGCCATTTAGGAGTAACAGAAGTACCATCTACAGTTAAACCTGATTGATAATAAGCTGTTCCACCTTGAGTAACTAAGAACGTGATAGTCCTAGTCTCACCTATCGCCATCACACTATTTAATGTAGTTGAACTATTACCTCTTAGGTTTAATGTCCAATTACCTGTAGCGTTAGCAGTATAATACAAGATACTTTGAGTTAACATATCATATTGTATTGTACTTGCAGCAGCAGTATTTGATACGGTAGTCTTTTCACCAGCAGTTATTAAGTTACTGATGGATAAATCACCAGTCAATGATGTGGTTGAGCTAGCAGATAAAGTGGTGAATGATCCGGCTCCTGCTCCACCAGCTACGTATTCTCTAGTTGCAATTGTACCATCTGCATCTGGTGCAGTTAGAGTTCTTGTTGTTGATGGTGAGATGTTTGATATCTGTAATGCAAGCTTCTTAGAAGTATCTACATTATCTACGACCAATAGTTTATTATCAACGAATGTTTGTGTACCTGACCATGTTAGATCTGCACCTGTAATAGAACCAGAAGCTCCTAAAGCTATGGTAGTACCATCAACTGTGATTGAGTCATTAGCTAACTTAGCATTAGCTATAGATCCTGCAAGCATGGTGTTAGTCACAGAGCCTGTGTCACCTGTAGTCACTACAGTACCTGTCACGTTAGGTAGCGTGATGGTCCTATCAGATGTAGGGTCAGCTACTGTCAGAGTAGTTTCATTCGTGTCATCTGTACCCTCAAACACTATGGTTTGTGAAGTGTTTAAGTATAATGGACCGTTTAACTGTGTAGCTGTGATGGTGCCAGCTGAAAAGTTACCAGATGAACGAGTCACAACACTATTACCTGATGTATCTGAGCTTGATGTGTTTAGACCATCAAGTGTATCTGCATCGAGCCCAGAATCTGTTCCATCAACAGTCTTGATCTTTGTTAAGACGTCAGAAGCCGTATAGTCAGATGAAAGTAATCTAGTACCTATATCGGTATTAAGATTACTAAAATTGGTATCTATCTCATTGTTAGTAAGGGGTGCACCCTTAACTGATCTAAGTGTTAATGTTGCCATGTGTCATCCTGTCGATAATTGTTTCTAACTTATTTATTTTTTCCATTAATGAATCAAGTTTATCTTCTTTATCTTTAAGAGCTTGCTTGATCGCTCTGTGTTTATGGAGCTTTCTTGTATCAGTCTCTAATATAGCGTTAGAGTTCGTGTCTCTGACTAAACTTTCATTTTCTACTTTGATCTTCATTAGCTATCCAACGCAATGATTCTTAAGTCTCTTAATCTAGGAGTGCTTGCTTCTGATGAAGACAACAACACTATCTTGATCTGGAACGTATTGAACCTTGTCGTGATCGGAGAGTCTTGTGGTACACCATAAGAATCAAATGCATCAGACGGGAAGAACCTATGTTCTCTAAAGTCAAAGTTATTGATTGAAGATGCAACAGCAGACTCTAGTGTCATCTCGTACCATAACTCATCAGATATAGGTGTTGTCTTCTCAGTCGGTAGAGTCTTGTAGTAAACTTTAACGTCTGTACCAGCTGGTCTGTTGATGTCTACAGTAACACATAAGTTAGATGCATCAAAGCCGTCAGCTAAGTTGATTGGGTTAGTGATGTATCTTGCTAACGCATTACCATTAACGTTTAATCCAGACTCATCAGTAGAATCATTGTTGATAGTATTCAACGCTGTAACTACAGACAATGCTGAAGCGTCTACCGCTGGAGATACAGCAGTGTTTGTAGTTGCTAATGATGCTCTTAGTTTCAAGCTAACATCACCAGCGATAGACTCTTGTGCTAACCTACGTAAGAACGAGTAGTTGATGTCTTGATTGATGTTGATAGGTGTCCAATCAGCATCAAACGTAGTGTCTGCATTGTATGCTTTTGCTTCCCATACGATCGTTGTGCCAGTAGGTAAGATCGTTGAAGAGTTAGTAAACAATGTTTGATAGTCTTTAGTCGACGTAGGGTCGATGATATCAAACTCAGCAGTACCTGATGCAGCAAACTCTGCTCTACGGATAGTAAACTTAAGGTCTTTGTTTTGATCTGCTTCCCATGTAGTAGAGTTTTGTGATTTAAACAATGAACCTAAGTATGGTTGTTTATTTACCTTAGCAGTACCACCTATGACTGTTTGACCAATCTCAGAGACATATACTTGATAATCATCTGAATTAGTTAGTAACACGATAGCGTACTCGCCAGGAGATAGGTGTATTGGGTTTGCAAAGTTAAACGTCGTTGCAGTATTACTTGTCGTAGATGTATTAACTTTTTCAGGCTCTAGTATGACTTCGGCAAATGGGATTGTCCTGTTAGCTTCAGGATAACCGTTAGCGGTCCTTCTTATCTCCATCGTTACTGGGATAGTAGATGATTTAGTCCTAAAGAATACGTCCACAGATGATAAGTAGAACCCTTGTGGGTATGCATTTGGATCAACAAGGAATGTTTGAGCTGTCGGGTCAACCCAGAATCTATTTCCAGTCTCTACAGTAACTCTTTGATTTTGGATAGCTCTTGTAGTTAATAGTGTTTCTTGTTTAGTTTGTAATGTGCCGATAGCTGTATACTTAGCTTCGCCGATAGACTCTTGAGCTTCTGTATCGTTTAATGTATTATCGATTAGACGAATAGTCCTCTCGCCAGTCTTAAACGTATTAGCTGGGATCTGGAACTCAAAGCCAATATGACCATATTCATCAGGGACTAATGAGTCACCTAAGCTGTAAGTAGTAACATCTGTGACTAAGCCAGAACCACCGCCGTCTAATCCAACTACATACTTACCTACTGCTATGGTGCCAGCATTATCGTAGATCGTTAATAGTCGTTTTGTAGCATCAGCAGTTGTCGCTTGTGTAAAGATAGCTGCTTTAGCTGTACCAGTCTCTACACCACTTGCAGAACCAGTCCTAAATGATAATGATTCATAAGCTCCTTGGTTGGTGTTCAATAAAGTACCAGTAAAGTTTTGAACTTCAACTAATGTGAGTGGTCTAACATATGAACTGATGTCGGTGTTTTCAATGAATGGATATAGTTCAGCATTAGGTTTAAATGTTTTACCTACACCAAGTATAGTATTAGCTCTGATGAACGGGATGTATTGAACATCGACCACACTTGTGCCCAATGATGACGTTGTAGACCCTATGACGTTAGATACTACTGATGTAGTTCTACTTGTGATGTTGACACGATTACCACCACCGCTAAAGTTTTGAATGACCAAGTCTGCAGCATCAGGTACTTGTACATCAACGACTCTGTTTACCGCAGGTAAGAACTCTGTGTCTACCCATTGATCGAATGATGGCTCTAAGACTATAGAACCTAAGAATCGAACAACGTTAAATGGGTTAACGTTAACAAATGTAGTAGCTACGTTTTGTGTTATAGCGTCTTCTTCTGTGTAAGATAGTGTTACAAGATCACCGTTTCTTTCTGTATCTGTTAATGTACTAACGTTGAACTGATGAAACTGTACTGTAAACGGAGCTCTAAGTTCTTGGTTTAATGGATCGATAGCAGCATTAAAACCAGGATCAGCTGGGTTTGCTATTGAATTTTCATTATAGTTAGTTGCTGCTTGACTCCAGGTATTTGATCCGTTGAACCATGCATTCCACCAACCCCAACGTCTCTCTGACCATGCTGCAGCAGAGCTATAGAATATGTCTTGTGATGTGAATGGGTCTACAGCAAACCCGTTCTTAAACTTCTCAAAGTTAGAAGAGTCAGGGATAGATGTATCCTTAGCTTGTTTTTCTAATAGAGAAAGCTGTGTATAGTATTCTAGGTTTGATATACGTTTTTCTAGACGGCCAATATCTCTCATTGTATAACGTTTGTTATCGATATACTTGATCTGTACGTCAGACACATATGATGTATATGGAGGTATAGCAACGATGTAGATCGTCATGCCATTCGATTCGTCTACAGGCACAACTGGATATACAGCTGGGACACCTTGTTTAACAACAAACTGTTTATCAGATGTTGCAATGATCTTATCGAACCTACCAAGGTAGTATTGATAGTCACAGTTAAATGTACCGTCTGGATCAGGAACTTGTCCGCCTGATAGTGTTGAAGCTCCGTCAGTACGTCTTGGTCTAAAATCGATACAGTCCCTTAGTTCGTATACTGTACCAGAAGCTGGATCAGTAAATTGTGGGATATCTGTGTAGTCGATACCATATGAGTCGACTGATAAGAAGCCGTTACCTGAATGTGAGAAGTTTCTATACACGACTAGTAAGTAGTGTGATGATGTTGGAGCAGTACCAGATAACACTAAGTTGCCATGATCATAGTATTCTGCACGTTGACCATCATCGACTATGTAGTCATCAGTCACATCTGTATATGATACAGCACCCCATGTTAATGCACCTGTAGTGCCGTTAACAGTTACTGTCGTTGGGTTTGTAGCGCCTGTGTTATAGACACCTTCAACTTCATAGATGTCTGAAAGACTTAATGAGTCTTTACCACCTAAAGTAGTGTTTAATCCACCACCAGAACCGGTACCTAAGATCTTGATCGTATAATTAGATAGAGTTTTAAGTCTTTCTGTTTGTGTATTAGCATTTATCCCAGCTATGATTGTTACCGTAGCAGCGAACGACCCATCGTTGATGTTAAACGTTGCTTGATGTGCAACACCTACAGATGGAGTTGAAAGTGTAATTGATCTAGATGCTGCTGTATTAAATCTAATGATACTACCTACGCTCAAACCTGTAGAACCAGCGTTCGTGATTGCAGTGATCACAGCATGATAGCTAGCATCTTTAACAGTGTCTGATAAAGCTCCAGATGTACCAACAAACCTTTCTAACCCGTTTGCAGTAGAGATGGAAGCAGTACCTGCCGAGAATGAAACTCCTGAGAAAGTCCTTTGTATAGTGTAGTCAGACTGTGTAGCGTTTGATGAATCTCTTACTGTCTTGACATATTGGTTTAATAACGGGAACACAAGTCCTGGTGAGTCTTGTCCTGATAAGAAAGCGTCTCCGCCAGATGAACCACCATCTTTAGATAATAAGTCTACGTCAGCCCCAGATAATACTGATGCTCCTGATCGAATGACGATAGACTCTGCGTTCTTAAAGAACTTACCCGAATCTATGACGATGTCAAACAAGTACATCTTATAAGTCGCAGATGTTCCTGGTGTTCCTGAGTTTATTGTTAAGAATCGTACTTTTGCTGAACCGATCTTTGATGTAGCTCCAGATACTGAAGCTCTTACGACATCATGGATCTCAACTGATGAATATGGACTTGATGCAGCGTTAGTAGTGAACTGACCATATAAGCTTGTCACTATGACATAGTTACCGTATGTGATGTTGACATCTAAGTTATCTGCTTGTTCTGTGTCTCTAGCTCTGTCTAAAGTCAGGAACTCTTGGTTAATGGTTTCAAACTCAAAGCCTTTGACATATGCTTTACCTGGATCTAGAGCTACCGTAAACTTAGTAGCGTCTGGAGTCGTGGCTTGATGATCTAATATCTGTATAGGCCATTTCTTAACAGTGTAATCACCAGACTCGTCAAACGTACGACGTGCTAGCTCTTTACCTATCTCAGAATAAATTGTCTTGTATTGATTAACTACTAGTTCACCATCTACTACTCGAGCTATCTCAACGAAGTCATCTAGAGCTGAACCTAAAGATTTAACTGTTAACGTCAACGATGCTTTATAACGATCTGCACCAGGAGCTGCAAAGTTTGGTGTACCCTGTGCACGATCTAAGATAGATGAATCTTCATCTGTCGTGATGGTCTCTTCTTCTACCACAAACCCAATGTTATGCGAAGATGTGTTTGAGTACTTTGAAACAGGCAGGCTTTGCGCTTCTACGAATATGAACTTACCATCAATGTAGTACACTCCAGAATCTATCGCAAAGCTCATGCCTGTATTGAACGGGCTAGTTGATTGTATGGTAGCAGTATATGCAGTGCCTGGAGAAGTCACGATGTTTTCACCTGCAGTGAATGCAGATCCTGAAATTATCTTGACTAGTAATGTTTTAGGGTCTGTAGTAGTGATGTCTGCGATAGACTTAACTACAGCTTTTGTGCCAGAAGTAGATCCTGTAATGATCTTACCATCAAAGTTATTGATGTTTACAGTAGCACCAGAGAATGAAGAGTTTAACTTGATTGATAGCAAGTCATTCTCAAAAGATCTACCACCACCTATAACTACAGCACCATTTATAAAGATATGGTTACCAAACTTCTTGATTTGGTCTTGTAGTTGAGTCTGAAGCTGAGTTAACTCTCTAGCTTGAACTGCATAGCCTGGACGGAATAAGATCCTATGATAATTTTTGGTATCATCAAAGTCGTCATAGTACGGTTCTATATTAAAATTAATTGCCATGTTTTACTCTTCCAATAGTTTTATATATTTATATGGTTAATGTGGTTCTTACCGTGATAATTTGCTCAGACGTCGGTGCGTAAGCTTCTCTCACAGAGAACATCAAGAAGTCTCCAGAGAACTGATCTATAGTCCTTTCAGAAACCGCTGTTGCTATGATGTTTTGTGCTACTACCGTAGGTGCAGATACAGCTCCTTCATTTGTAGGGTCTGTGACCAAAACATCTCCTATACCGATAGTAAAGTTATTAAACACTGATACTAGGATCTGTGTATCATTAAAGTCTACTATACGATACTTTTTATACCCATCTTTTAATAGTAACATATCATACTGTAGTTGTGTAGGGTTAAAAATGCCAGTAACCAGCACACATCCAGAACCAATGTCTTCTGTAAACCTTCTGTTAGAACCAAACTGTTTTAAGTTACGTACAAGACCAACCTTACGATAGTCGTTGTTGATCTCAATACCTTGGTTCTTATCTCTTGAGATAGATGTATAGAAGATTATAGAGTTAGCGTTTAACTCGTCGATAGCGTTTGATCCATGACCACCTAATGGTGACATGATAGCTCTTGCTACAGCACCAGATGATCCAGAATTACCAGTGATCTCGATCTCAGTCCATGTATATCCAGAACCAGCATTAGTTATTTCTATCTTAGTTACCTGACCACCAGAACATGTAGCTGTTGCTGTGGCTCCTGTACCATCACCAAGGATGTTGACGGTCGCAGCACCATAACCTGTACCATTTTCTACCATCTTTATGGTTTCTACTGAACCTGGTACAGCTAGCAACTCAACGTTTGCTTGAAGCGTATCGATCGCTCCTATAGAAAAGTCTGCTGCCAATACTGCACCACTTCCGGAAGATGATGAGTCAACTACCTCGATGTTAGCATTAGTATAACCAACTCCTCCGTCCACGATCGTATACCCAACTATCTCACCACCAGTACCTAATACTGCAGTAGCTGTAGCTTGACCTGTAGTCAATGTCAATGTATGAGCTGATCCGACTCCGTCTGTTAAGTTTATGTATGTACCAGACGATGCGTCGCCAGATGAACCTGCAAGTTGAATAATGTTATCATTTACTTTGATAACATAGTAGGTATTAGTTGATGTTAGTCCACCAATAGATGTACCTCCACCGTTATTGTATACAACAGCATCTCCTGTGACTAGTCTATGTCCAGTATATGTGATCGTCTCGGCCACATCGTTTACAGCAGTAGCACCATTAAATGTCAATTTTGGATAAGATATAGTAACTGCAGGAGCTGATGTGTATCCGTTTCCTGCATCTGACACTGACAGTGTTATTACTTTACCTGCATCTATGGCTGCTGTCGCCGTCGCTGTAGTGCCAGTTCCTGGAGCTGCTATCGTGACGTTAGGCACCTCTACGTATTTTGTGCCTTGTGAACCTAGTAATAGAGTATACACACTATCAATCCCAGGAGATATGGTGAGGTCTATCTCAGCTTCTGTCTTCACGATGACAGCAGTGATCTCTGCTAGTGTAGCTACGTATGTTAATACTGCAGCGCCGTTTGCTACAGCACCCGAAGTATGTGTCGGACCAGTTGTTCCTGTGCTACCACCAGTAGTGACCTCGTAGTATCTACCTGAATGATAGAGTATATCTCCAAGTGTAGCTGTGACTAATGGTTCCCAATTATCATCTTTTGTGACCGGTTCTGAAACAGTGATAGTAGGAGTATCTTGATAACCAAAGCCGCCATCAACTAAAGTCACTGAGTCAACTTCAGATCCTGATAATGTAACAGATATCGTTGCTGTAGTACCTACATATTTTAACTGTGCTGACCCATTATTGATTGTTCCTGAAGTATGGATTGGTCCACTAGTGCCTAACTTAGTGCCAGTGACTACGTAGTAAAAGTTATCATCTAAAGTTGCAGGATTTGTGTGCTTAATATAAGTGCCAACAGATACGTTAAGCTCTGAAGACCATACAAGAAATGAAGAGAACGGTGATGATATGCTAGCACTAACAGTAGAGTAACCATCTCCAGCTTCTTCTAATGTTAAAGAACTAATTAAGTATGGGTTTGATTCTTTGTACCCGTCACCGGTGATGACTGCAGTGGTCGTGGCAGGATTATATCCTCCACCACCATTTTCTATAGCTATAAAGTTAATAGTACCGCTCGAATAGAACTGTGCTTTTAAAGCTGTAGAGACTGGCATATGTTCAGAAGACAAGAACCTATTTCTTAATGATACCGGGATAGAGTACATAAACTTCCATCTGTAACCGTCAGATGTAGAGAACACGTCTGTCGTCGTACCAGTAGGCATGTATAGTGAAGGTGAATCTTCGTTGTTATCTATGCACTTATAGACGTTATAGTCTGTAGTCAATACATAAAAGTCTGCATCTTCTAAACGTGTAGCTCCAGAATATGCTGGGCCGTATCCGTATCCTGTAGTAGTCTCGATGGCGTCATCGTATATATCATAAACAGTATTTGATGTCCAGTCGATACGTCTGACCACATAAGATACGTCTGAAGGTTTAATCTTCTTTGCGGTTAGTAGGTCTCGACGAACATGAAGTTCATACCTGAAGTTTTCTGAAGGTGCTCCTGGTATATCAGTGGTTGAAGATGGTATGAACGGGCTTAAGAAGTCTGTCCAACTATTTTCTTTACCAAACCAATGATAGTAAGTCGCAGTATTAGAAGTAACTTCTTGATAGATAGCATCAGCTATCGTCTTCTTGAACTTCTGTTTAAATATTGAATATGATGATGTCATTTTATTATCCTACAGAAACAACCCAAGATATAGCAATAGTTTCTGAACTTGATTTAGTAATGACTGGGAATGTTGTCCTGCAAAGCATAGTACCATAAGTCAACTTATGATTAAGACCTGAACCTGATGTTAAACCTAGTTCTGTACCAGCTACAGCATTTGCATATGAGGACGCCAACTGCACTGTATTTGCGTCTACACGGATGATGTAATAAGTACCACCATCTGTTAAACCTGTGATAGCTGTACCGCCGCCATCTGTATAAGTTACTTTGTCCCCTGTCACTAGACCATGAGAGTTGTAGGTGATCTCGTCTGATGCATCATCTACGTCGTTATCGCCGTCAAACACGAGCACTGAAGAGTCGTCAGCATTGAATATACCAGCTTCTACTATAGAACCTGTACCAACGCCAGCACCAAAAGTACCAGTGAACGTCGCGTTTACACCTGAAGCTGTCGCGGAAGTAATAGCAACTCTAGCTAACTCGTTGACCAATGTTGTTTGTGCTAAAGCACTAGTCGATGCGTCGTCACCGATAGCCATGTAACCCATAACATCTAATGTTGATCCAACTATCCTAGAAGCAACGAATTCTTTTCCAGCAGTAACTATCAAGTTAGGTACTTCTGTAGAATACACCAGCTCCTTATTGACGTTAAATTTTTGTATTAACAAACGTCCTGTTAATTTAATGCCGTCTTTAAACATGTTTACTCCTATTAAGATTCTACGATGCTGGGTGAAGCATCTGTTATTGTTATACTAGATTGCAAGTTGTTTCTACCATCACCGAAGAATGGGATAACTACTGGTGGATTATAAAATTCTTCTGGTACAAAGTAATCTTCAGAGCTATATGGTTCGATAGAGATGTGTCCACCTTGATCTGAAGGATACACGTATTCAGTACCCATGTCTTTATTTATAGTGAGGAATGTAGCTTTAGATCTCCATTGTGTTAATTCTTGTACAGCGGTGGCATCAACGTTAAATATGTTTTGTATCCTGTACTCGCCAAACAATGCTGTGCCTGCAGGGTGTAAGTATGACTTGATCAATGACTTGTAATTTTCAAGGTTCTCGTCGATCGTGATCAAGTAAGAATACTTTTGCCATCTGTAACTGTCTTGTATATAGATGATGTCATCTAAGAACCCGTCGTTTGATGTCCAATGGCCTTGATACTTTGCTACAGCTCCTATATCAAATCTAATCAATAGGTAGTCAGGGTTTGTACCTTGACCTGATAAAGACTCATCATAGAACTGTTGTAGTAGTGTACCCTTGTACGATGGGTCATCGTAGGTCACATCGCAGTAGTTTGGGTTTACTACATATCCATAGTCCTCATATTGATCTACTGTAGATTCTGTCGGTATAGTATATTGTGGCGTTGATTCTTTTTCAATAGATATCGTAGAAGACGTAGTGATGGCTTCGTTTGACTTTAATAAGTAAAATCCAGCAGTATAACCAGCACCAAACCTAAGGGTGGTTATGTTAACTACCCCGCCGTTAGAATCCACCTTTGTGACCTTTAAAAGCTGGGTGATAGTCTCTCCACCAGATATAGTCGTACCAGTGATTAGGTCTCCGATCTTGTATCCTGATCCTGGCTGGGTGACGCTGTATGACACTGTTGTAGGGATGATAGTCCCGACTATACCATCGTATGATAGTGTGTAATCTACTTGTATGTCACCATAATAGTTTTTATCTATGAATACTTCATAGATGTTACCTCTTATATGTTTGACTCGATCTACGAATACCTTGATGATGATGTTCGTGGCTGTTATGTTGATCCTATTTCCTGGTAGCAAGTTAGCATCTCCAGAAGTAAACTCAACAAAGACTGACATCTCTTGTTGCCATTTACCGTCAGAAGCCTTTAATACTGAGTCCCATGGATACGATATCTCGGCAGTCTTATTAAACAGTAGCTTGAGTAAGAACTTATAGGAAGCCTCAACGCCTTTTGCTACGAATAGCTCTTTAACTTTCCTTAAAAACAACCTTTGGTCTATGTAGTCATACTTCTCACCAAATATATCTAGTTCGTTCTTAAAAAACTGGATGTATGAGTTTACCGTCTGGTCGATATCCCTGATCTCGTATAAGTCTCGCTTCTCATACTGATCTAAGTACTGATAGTATGCTTCAACGAAAGCTACGAACGTTGGGTTGTCTTCCCGTATAAACTCTGGGATTTGTTTCGAGACTACCGTCTTTAGATCAATGCTCATTAGTTACGACTTGACGTGAATTGGTAATTAGATCCACCAGCAGGGTCACCCACTGCTACCTTATCTAGTATGACTTCGACGTTGATCTGCTCGTCAGGTATGGTGACCAGTTGGTTACGAATAGATACTACGTCGTTTGATTGGGGTTTAACGATCAACTCGAGGGTGCCTGTAGCTTGGTCGATGCCTGTGATCTCTAGCTCTGGCATGTTGACAGTACCTGTTTGGTAATCTATCGTACCAAACGTCCTGAAGTATGTCTTGACGTCTACGTTGAAGTAGTACATCTTCAACACACCGTACCTAGAATTTGATGGTAAGTCTTCAAGGTACATGAGGTTCTCGTTACCTGCGATATAGAAGCCTGTAGATGTCAATGATTGTTCTGGTACAGTTGAGTTGTATATCGGGTTGCCTAGATATATGCTATAGTTTGCGTTGGTATTATACTGGATCTCGACTTCTCGGTGTAGTTTTATGGTCGTGATGTTACTTATGATCGAGTCTTCAGTGTTGTCTATGTCAGCTGTTATGTTAGAGAACCTAAAGATGCCTGTGAAGGACTCAAGGTTTTCTGTGTTGTAAGCTTTGATAGTATCAACGACCAAAGTCTTTATCTCGCTCTCAGACTTAGATGTTAACCTAGGGTTATAGTATACGGTGGTGTTGATATCTAGCTGGATGTATTCTGGGTCAACAATCTCAGGTGTGATCGATACAACGTTCTTTTGTTTTAAGATCTCGTTGATGATGAAGTTCTTTTGAGCCGCAGTCAGTACAGTCGTGTTAGTAGGCTTGATAGACAAGAATACTTTACCATAGACTGGTGGCACGTTGTCTTCTCCGCCCCATGCATTGACTGTCTCTGCTTCTGGGTATAACCTAAATATCAATGCCTTATAGTCTTCTACTGTGACTGCACGGTTTTGTGATGAGTATGAACGAGGAGCGTTGTACCTGATAGACTCTATGGACTCGATGTCAGCACCACCTACCGCAGGAGTCGTGGTAGTCACTGCTACTGTGCCTCCTAATAAGCTTGATCCTGTATAGTTAAATAGTCTAGCTCCGTTGGCTTCGATCGTGTTTGTGACCATGTATGATATGTTGACCACGTTACCTGTCACCAACGCTTTACCTATGGTGTCATTACCAAACTCTAGCTCATAGAGTTCACCTTCGATCTCTTTTATAAAGAATACTTTTGACTCTTCGTCTAGGTTTAAGATCTGCTCTTGGTTGACGAACGAGTTGAAAACTGAAGACGTTGAGTTATCTTGGACACGTACGCTTAAGGTAGATAAGTCTACTCCAGAGTTTGGTAGTATGTACCTGGTTCCAGAAGCCACCGTATACTTGAACGTTAATGGTGTACCTTCTTTGATGTCTATGCCTGTAAATGTATATGATGAGCCTACTCTATTTGTAGATACGGCTTCGGTGTTATAAAATGTATATTGGACTCCATCCACGGTGGTAGAGAACGAGCTGTATGCTGGTAGTGTCAAGGTAGCAGGTGATGAAGTCGTCCCTGTGACAGTTATGTTGACCGTAGCTACAGCACCAGTGGCTGAATGAGGCACGTACCCAATTTCTTTAGCTCTTGAAACGACGCTTGATCGTTTGCTAGCAGAATCCAAGAAAGATTCATTGACAGCTAAGTTTGTATATAGAGCGTTGTAATGGGTATTGTATGCGAGTATATCCATCAGTACGGAAAGGCCGGCACCCTCAAAGTCATAGTCAGCAAAAGCTGCTTGGCCTTGTAAGAATGTTTTTAAGTTGGATTTAATCGCATCAAAGTCTAACTCAGCAGTGGTTATGTTTTTATTTTCCATATTATCTTGTTCTCGTTAAAATAAGATCAACCTGTAATGGTCGAACTGTGTTGACTATGGTGAAGTATATCGATACATAGACTTCATTATTGTCTGGTGAGAAAGTCACCAATACTTCATCAAGCTTAACCCTTGGTTCAAAGTTAATGATGGTATCAGCGATAGCTCTCTTGAGCATTATGTTTAACATAGGCGTCGCTGGCTCAAACAGCAGGCCTCGTATCTGAGACCCAATCTCTGAATGGAATGGTCTCTCGTAGTTTTGTGTTAAGACTAAGTTCTTGACAGCTGCCTTGATAGCCTCTTCGTCGAACTTACGTACGACATCCTTAGTCACCGGGTGTTTAGTGAAGTTAAGGTCTAGATCAGAAAATGTTCTGGTATTTCGCGCCATGTCTTATTTATATGACTTTATCCAAAGAACACATTAGGTGAACCCTCTGCAGAAGCTGACCCACATGAGATCATGTCGCCTATCCTTACTGCAGCTTTACCATTAATAAAGACAGTAGATGAACCTTCTGCTGCTACTCCATCATGACATATAATAGTACAACAATGGGTTACCCAATGGTCTCCTAACCTATGAGCTCCTATGCCATTGATGAATACATTGTCAGATGCTTCATCATTCACTCTGGGAGGAAAGCATCCATGTCCTGTGCAAATATCTCCTAATCTAGTAGCTGCTGACATATCTTATATTCTATCTTTAGATTGTAAATAAAATAGGTACCATGTTAAGGCTGCGCCAAAAATGGTACCTAAAGTAAAAGACCAGGCATAGCACAAAATATATTCAAGCATTTTATATCCTTATAGATAAACTATTTATTAATTACATAATAAATATTGATGTATTTTTATCTTTAGACATATTAATAGATTCATATAAACCTGTTATTTTGTTTTGGCTTAATGTTATTATTGAATCACATTTAATAGCAAAAGTCTGATATGCAAAAAAATAATTAAAATTCTTATCCAGATACATGTTTTTAAGCTGCTCGGCTGTTACTATACGACCAATATTAGAATAAACTTCATCAATATTAGCTGTAGGTGTTACAAAGGCTTGAGTTATAATAAACTCGCAGTTATATTTTTGCAAGATATCAAATACAAGTTGTTTAGGTTTACCATAGAATGGAGTAACAAATCCTTTAAACCCAAACTTACTTATTATAGGATAATAGTCTACTGTTTCATTTATAGAATCTAATTCTCCTGATGAAAAATAATATTCATTAGGATTAATATCATGATCATTTAGCATTTGGCCAAATGCATCATAATAGACTTTATCGCCAGAATCTAGTATTATATTATTTTCATACATTTCATCTATTAAATCTAGATCTGTATTCCAGACCACATCATTGTTTGATTTAATGGTAAACGTTTTAATACAACTAGAACCAAAAGTTTCTTTTAATTTAAGATAAGCAGCTAAACTATCTTTTCCACCTGAAAGAGACAATAGAAATTTACTCATACATCCATTCCAAATTCATATTGATTTGAAATTTCTTCAAAAGCTTTTTGCACTTGAGGTATATTAATTATATTATCTGATAAAATATCTAGATCCATTGAAAATTTAAAACTATAAATTTCATACTTATTAACATTATCAAAGTATTCTATTTGAAAAAACCCGGCACAAGCCGCAAATAATAATTTAACCAATGATAAAATTTGATTAGGCATCCTAACATTAGTAGCAATATGGAGTGATGTACCATCAAAAGAAATAGCTCCATAAACATATTTTGTTTGAGGATTTTTTATTTTTCTGACCATATATTTTGAGTTTGAACTAAACATTACATCTTCTATCAATGTTGTTTCTAATAAATTATCATGAATGATTAATATATTTTCTAGCGTATCAGTTGTTAAAACAGTTTCATCATCTTTATCAAGCTTAACTAAGTCAAATGTTTGATCTTTATACATATCAACAAAATACTTAAATGAAGTATTATTAATAAATTCATGGAATGGAACCACGGAGATCTTTGAATACAATACTTGCTTATTATTAATATGATATAACATACTTTGTTGATCAATATATTTTACATAAGCCGGCATGCTTTTAATATTAGTCCTTTTATTAGAAAAATATGCATTTATATCTATATTTTTAAATTCTAATTTATTTGTTGAATCTAAGATAATATCAGCATCATCTAATAAAGTAACAAGCCCACAATTTGGTATACTATTGATGGCTAAATGATGATCTATATTTTCAGAATATATTTTTAATTGTTGTGATATTACTTTACTCGGCATATGGATATTCCATTCCAGTATTAAACTTATGTATAGATTCAAAATATATTTCAACTCGCTGTTTCCAATCATCTTGCCAAGGAAATATGTATCCACTTCTCTTACTTGAAATTACTTTTGAAACTACATCTTTATTATGCTCTAAATCTTTATATTTTAAATTTCTATATATTGGTGCATATACCATTGAAAATACATCATTCCATTTACTTAAATTTGAAAATGGTATTTTCTTTAAACTAGCTATTAAACCAAATTCACTATTATAAGAAGTCCAAATTAAAGATGAAGCATTAAGTAGCTGTAGTCCACTAGTTTTTTCATCTATAACTCTTTCAGGCCACTTATTCTTAATTGACTTAGCAGACTTTTCAGTTATAACTGGGTGTAGTTTAATCATAGCAGATGGATTATCAATCATAGCTTCATTTAGTTTTTCCCAATTAACTGTATGAAATAAGTTAGATCCCGGCATAAATGCAACTTTATCATATAGTTTATCACTACTATTTAATACATACTTGTCTTTTAATTTAGAAATAACAATTTCAGATATATCATCTGTCATATGATTAGCTAATATTGTGTCAACATTTCTGCAGTTTAGTTCAGCGTTTCTAGTACTTATCAGGATACCACCCATAACATCATGATATGCTATAGCATTAACTAACGGATTAACTATGATTGTATTATCTTCGATAGGAGGAACCCCTCCTATTAATGGGCCAACATTATACTTACAGGTTAAGTCGTACTTAGCACATGTTTTTATAATATATTTTTCAATCTCTAAAAAGATTTCTTTATCATAAAGCGGTACATTATTACCTATCCGTGATTCATCTTCCCATCTACTGTTAATTGTATCCATTAAACTTTACCAATATATGTTATCAAATACGTACTATAATTTAAACTTGTTGGGTTAGAAGTAGAAGCTAGATAATTTGTCAAATATGAAGTCGTGTTACTAGTTGTGTTACTTGTAGACCATGAAGTAGTATATGAAGTAGTTTCATTGTATGAAGTAATAAAATACGTCAAATAAGCAGTATTTGCATATATTGGTCCGAGTTTTTTGTCCTGCCCAACAATAGTAGCGATCGATGTAGTATTAGACGTAGTTTGTGAATAAGCTGTCAGATTAGAAGTTGTAACTGATGTTGTATAATTTGTAGCATAATTTGTTATAGCACTAGTCGTATTTGATACTGATGTATTATATGAAGTGGTAAAAGTTGTCGTACCATTAAATAGATACTTTTTCCATAATACTTGATTATCTAATTGTAATTCAAAAATTTCATTACCATTTAGATATATATTTTGGATTGTACTAAAATCTATTTGCTGAGTAGGCATATATTGCTTTATGTAGTAATGTACAAACTGCTGCCTGATACAGTAAATTGCATACCAGCAACTCCAGTTGCACCAGTTAAACCTGTAGCACCAAGACCTGTCGCACCAATTGGTCCGGTAGAACCTGTGGCACCGCTTGCACCTTGAATACCTTGTGGACCAGTAGAACCTGTGACACCAGTAGCACCAGTAGCACCTATTTGACCAGCTAATGAACTACCTGATAATGTACTTAGATTGATTGGCATATCTTACCTTTATTAGGTGTTTTTAATAATTTCTGCAATTGCATTATCATACTCTTCGCGTGTTGGTTTATCAAAATTTAAGTCATGCCAAATTAAATCGTCATAAGTACATTCTCCACCAATACAAAATTGAGGTGCTGGTTCTGTATTTGGATCAAAACTATACATATTGAATATAGCTTGTGCAGCAATAGTAGTGTTAATTGACATAGTTTATCCTATTATGTAATGTTATGATTTTGCACTGAGTTTACACGAACATAATCTGTACCACAGCATGATCCATTAACCCTATTAAATACAGCAATTGTATAAGATCCTGGAGCAAATGCTTTAGTATAGGTATATGTTCCGCCACCGCTTGAGTTACCGCCAACACTTGCAAATACTGTATCAGAAGAACCATTAACATAGATGGCATAAGTTGCACCATCATCTGTAAATGTTTGCCATCCGATTTGTACTGTGTATGTGACATTACCACTACTTGTGTTATTAAATGTTGCTATAACACCAGAACCTCCGCCAATATTACCAAATCCAGTCAGAGTTGATCTAGTATAGTTATCATAGTTAGAACTTGTTGTGTAGAATGTTGCCGCAGCCTTAACTTGTGCAGCGGTAGAGTATTTTCTAAATGCATTTGATAACGTTGAATTTAATCCAGATGGATTTTGAACTACAACGTTTTGAGTCGTAGTTGATGTTGATGCATTTACAACGAATGTTAATGTAGTGTTATTTACGAATGTTGTAGTTTGTGCAACTCCACCTACACTTACTGTTGTGGTTGAAATAAGTGCGCTACCAGTTACTGTTATTGTATCACCAGCATTACCCGCATCTGCACTTAAGCTAGATATAATGGGTGTAGTTTCATCTAATATATTAATACTAAAAGCTCTGTCAGCAGTGTTTAATGCAGCATCTGTAGCTCTTATTGTAAAAGAAAAAGCAGTGTCTGATGATACTAATGGAGTTGTACCTGAAATAACTCCAGTAGAACTGTTTAATGTTAATCCTTCAGGAAAAGACCCACTTTGTAATGAATATGTTATTTCTCCAGTATCAGGATCTGTAGCTACCACAGTAAAAGAAGCACTACCATTTTCATAAGCATTACCTAAAGATCCAGAAGCTGTGGTCCAAGAAGGACCAGATCCTGCATTAATACTATAATAATTTGCAATTGCGCCAGAAGGCAACGTTACTCTTACAGTATATGGAGCATTATTTGCCGGTAAAATTGTTGCATTAACTGCAGTTAATTGAGAACTATTTACAAATGTAGTTGTAGAAGAGTTATAAACTGTATTATCATTTCCAACAAAAGAAGCAACTGCACCAGAAACAAAATTAGCACCATTTATCGTAAAAGATGATCCAGCTGTACCATTAAAAGATGATGGAGAAACTGAAGTAATTATTACAATAGTTGATATGCCAGATGCGCCGACCAGCCCTTGAGGACCAGTAGCACCTGTGGCACCAGTAGGTCCCGTAGAACCTGTTTCTCCAGTAGCACCTGTAAATCCTGTAGCTCCTGATGCACCAGTAATACCGGATGCACCCATTGGACCAACAGTAGAAGAAACTTGCCAAGTAGTACCATCATAAATTAAATATACTAGTACATTAGTAACATCTAATACTAAGTTATCAGCTACTCCTTCAATCGTTGAACCATTTCTTAATATGGTTAAATTATTAGTATACCAATTACCTGCATCTTGAAATACTACCATATTTCCTAATGACGGAGAAGCAGGTAATGAGATTGAGAATGATCCTGCATTAGTATTAACTAACATCTGCTGACCGTTGAGTATTCCAGTTGCACCAGTAACATTAGTCCACGGTACTAAACTTCCTGTAGCACCTGATGCACCTGATGCACCTTGAATACCTTGTGGACCAATAGCACCTTGAATACCTTGTGATCCAGTAGCACCTGATGCACCTGATACACCTGATGCACCTTGAATACCTTGAGGACCAGTAGCACCTGTTGCTCCAGTAGCACCTGTAAATCCTGTAGCGCCTGATGCACCTGATGCACCTTGAATACCTTGAGGACCAGTAGAACCTGTGGCACCAGTAGCACCTGTAAATCCTGTAGCACCTGTGGCACCGCTTGCACCTGATGCACCTGATGCACCTTGAGGTCCAGATGCACCACCTGTTGGGCCTTGAATACCAGTAGCTCCATTTACTCCAGATGCGCCTTGAACTCCTGTAGCTCCAGTT